CATTTAAACTTTAGTCCTGTTATTGTACATGATGACTGGTTAAATGAATATTATGAGTTGTTTCATATCATAAGAGGTCATTCAAATATTAGTTACTGGGATCCAGATGCTGTAAAAGCTGAAGTAATATTCTTAACTCATAATGAGAAGAAGCATGAATATAATCTTGCTAATAATCTGCCGGGAGAAGAATTGTTATGGAAACCAGAGATTCAAGAAAGTAAACAGTCTCAGTATGGTGGTGATAATATTAGATACAGGCATGATTTGAAAGCTGAGTATATAAAACAATGGACTGAATTACATGATAAGATTATCCCGTGGAATACTATACGATATATATTCTAGAAATATGAGTGAAGCATGGAATAGATTGCAAAAAGATGTTGCAAGTAAGGTAAAGAAACTGGCTAAGAAGATAATTGAAGAGCATTATTTTATGTCTTTAACCGGAGATAGGAATATCAATTATCTATGGTGGATGTACTATAAAGGTCCTAAAGGAGATGCATCTCCCAGGCCATTTATTTTTGCCTTTGAATTGAATTTATTGTTATATTTAGATATAATCTCTGAAGAAGAGAAAGAGAGATTGGCAAGTATGCTTACCTCTGAAGATCAAGACAATATTTACATTGCTGTATGTGCAATTGAGTCTTTACGAAAACAAAGAATCAAAACACACGGTGAATGGAAACAAGATCCTGATGTGTCAGATAAGTTTTTTGAAATTGGTAAAGCATATTCAGCACTTATAATTAAAAATTATTCATTAGATAAGCTATGAAAGAAAATGAAATGATAGAGGAGGGATTTGAAAGAGTAGATGTGTCTCCTGAAGAATCCGGTGATGATAAGGGTTATTTCTATTATAAGTATAATCTAACTGATACAGTAGCTTTAATTAGTGAAGACAGTGACTCTGTGAATAATGACAATTGGAAAGTAAATTGTTATGAAATGGAAGTCTATGGTATTCGTGATATTGAAGATGTACAACTTCTGATTGCTTTGTTTAAGAAATGGTCTAAACTTAAGTAATATGTTTCTAGCTACACTTGTGAAAAAAGGCGGTAAGCTAAGTTATTTCAATGGAAAAGATAAACTCCTGTATAAACTCTTTATTGAAAAAATAAAGGATGGTGAAGAAATAGAAATCTTCATCTGTAAAAAGGGACATAAAGCAAGTCCTGCTCAGATTGCTAAAGCACATGCAAGTATTAGAGAATTAGCCGGTGAATTAGGCTTTACTTTTGAAGATATGAAGTTAGTGATTAAAGAAAGAGCAGGGCTTTGTTATGAAGTAGAAGATGAAGGACACAAAAAAGTAATATGTAAGTCTTTTGCAGATTGTAGTAATGTAGAAATGTCTTTAGCAATAGAAGCTTGTAATCAAATAGCTGCAGACAATAATATTATTCTTGGGTAGGTTCTACATAACCTTCATCTCCAGGCTCAAGGATTTCTTTTTCTTCAAAAAGTTTTTGGTCAACAGCAACTCTTTCTATTTCTGCAAGTAAAAGTGTAGTAGTATAGAATGATCTTTCAAAATCATTCATTTCTTCATATTTACCTGTCATAATCTTTTTCAATGATTCTTCTCTTTCATTGTCATCTGTTACAGTTTGAAATAGAAAATATGAAAGAGATTTTACCATTAAATAAAATCCTTTGTTGACTTTGATATCAACAATAGCATCGTTTTTTAATTCTTTAACTTTAATTGCCATAAAGCAAATATAAAAATTATGAGTCAAAAACTTGATATAGAAGAAATAAAAGATAAAATCAATGAAAAGCTTAAACCATCAGGATGGGATAGAGTATTCAGAACTTTTATCTATAGTACAGAATTTGAAAATATAGTACGTCAGTTAGTAAAACAAACTCAAGATGGTAAAAGATTTACTCCTACTATGAAGAATTGGTTTAGAGCATTTGAAGAGTGCCCTTATGATCAGTTAAAAGTAGTTATAGTAGGTCAGGATCCATATCCTGGTTTTGGGCAAGCTGACGGGATTGCATTTAGTCTTAGTAATTCTGAGATGCAACCTAGTCTTAGATACATGTTAGATGCAGTTAATAAAAGTGTATACAATGGTAGTACAGTTTCCCGTGATTTGGACCTTAAAAGATGGTCAAATCAAGGGATATTACTAGTTAATACAGCACTTACAACTACAGTAGGTAAAATAGGTCAACATTACTTAATATGGAGACCTTTTATAGCTTACTTGTTTGATTGGTTATCTTGGAATAATCCTGGACTTGTATATATTTACATGGGTAAAAAAGCAGAAGAATGGGCTCAGTGTGTTAATGATAACAACTATAAGCTTTATGTTAGTCACCCGGCAAGTGCATCTTACTACAATCAAGAAGAATGGGATTGTAAAGATGTATTTAATAAAACAAAAGAGCTAGTTCAGAAAAATTACAAATTTGAAATAGAGTGGTAGTATGCAAGATATCTTTAACAAACTAGTAAAAAACAGTTTGACCCCTAATCAGTTATACATGCTTTATTGCATGAAGCAAAACATAATACCTAGTAACTTTATATCTACTGAGTTAGAACTTAAAAGATTAAAAACTAATGGTTGGTTAACTGAAGAGGGTGTACTGACAGGTAAAGCAGCACAGTTTGTAGGTGAAATTGATGCTTACTTTAAAAAGAGTAAAAAGAAGACTTCAGAGGCTTTAATGGGAGAAGATTTTACTAAAAACATTGAAGTTTATTTAGAAATTTTTCCTAAATTTAAGCTACCAAGTGGTAAATACGCTAGGTCAGATAAGAAGAATCTGGAGAATAACTTTAGATGGTTTTTTGAGAATCACACATATGACTGGGACACAGTAATTAATGCTACCAAGATGTATGTTGATGAGTATGAAAGACAAGGGTATAAGTACATGAGAACATCTCAATACTTTATCCGGAAGCTAAACCCTGCAGAGAAAACTTTTGAATCTGAATTGGCTAATTATTGTGAGGTGTATCTGAATGGAGATGGTGATTATACACAAAGTCATTTTAGTGAAAAAGTAGTATGAGTAATAAATTAAAAAGAATGATTGCTGCAATATCAGGATCTGTGATTACATATTTTATTATCAATTTGTATATTGTTCCTGTAGGAATCTTTCAATATCTTTGGATTGAATTGTTGTTTACAATTTTCTATTCTCTATACGGGAAAGTCAAAGAACAAACATCTTAACATATATTTATGAGTGATGCAAAAAAGGCTACTCCAAAGAAACCTTGGAATAGTCAAAGGGAAGGTTTTCAAGAATCCTTAAAGTATCTGCAAGGCAGAATGCAAGGAAAAATTAGAAGTCTTAAGACTCCTTGGCCAAAAGTTGATGATGCACTAACTGCAGGTATAGAGTGGAATACTCTAAATGTACTTGCCGGTAGACCTGCAAGTGGTAAAACTCTTATAGCAGAACAAATTGTAAGAGAATCATTTGTACTAAACCCCGGTGAGAACTTTAGAGTATTACAGTTTCAGTTTGAAATGTTAGCTCGTACTTCTGCAATACGTGAGTATTCAAGTGTGGTAGGAAAATCTTACAAGTACTTATGTAGTGCTGATGGAAAACTTTCAGATGATGATTTACAAAAATGTTATGATTACGCAAAAGCCAAAGTTAAATATCCCATAGATGTAGTAGAGAAGCCTTGTACCATTGAAGAGTTCAAGCAGATTATAGGGGAGTATATAATGGAACATGCACATTATGATTCAGAAGGGAATATGATTTTACCAAAAGTTCTGATTACTATAGATCATTCTTTACTATTTAAGAAAGCTCCATATGAGAAAGATAAGCAGGATATGCTTAACAATCTTGGTGAAGCTTTAACATGGCTCAAAAGACAATATCCAATTGCTTTTATTCTACTTAGTCAGTTGAATAGAAACATTGATAATCCGGAGAGAAATGAAGAAGGTAAGTATGGTAACTATGTGCTAGAGTCTGATATATTTGGTTCAGATGTAATTCTTCAACATGCAGATAATGTCATTGGCATAAATAGACCTGCAAAACAGAAGATAAGATACTATGGCCCAGATAGATATGTTATTGAAGATGATAGAGTTATTGTATTACACTTTCTTAAATGTAGAAATGGTGATACTAGAATTAGTTTCTTTAGAGCTGAATTTGAAAAGATGAAACTTGTAGAAATGATTACACCTCCTCAACAGGAGAAAAGATTATCAACTAAATAAATAACATATGAGTCTAAAAACATCAGTAAACAGAGCTGAAAAAACAGAAGAGTTACTAAAACATCATGATTGGAAATTTAAATTGATTCAAGAAGACAATCCTTTGTTTATTCCTAAGTGTGCCTATATTCCTAAAGGAAAAACTGAACATCACATTGGATTCTTTCTAAGTGAGGTCAGAAAGGGTAAGGACATATACACAGAATTTGCAAGCATTGAACTTGAACCTGAAGATCCAACTAGAACTCTTTACAAGTGGAGGTTTAATCCTCATTATGAAGAAGAGTATGATAAGACAGAAGTAACTTCCACTGGTCAGTTTAGGTATCTTGTACCTGTGTCTGAATTAGTAAAGATTGAATTTGATTCAGCAGAACAAGAAGAATCATCACCATTTCCGGATTTTGATGAGTTACTTGATCCAGATGCAGATGCTCCTCTTAGTCAATTGACTATTAGAGATGTAGCAGCTATCTTGATGCAAAAACCTGTAAGTCATAAGAAATGGTTAAATGAATTAATCAAAAAGTAAATCATGTCAATTGTATTGCCAACAAAGAAAGTGGCTCCTCAATCAATGAGCCCTAAGAATCTTATCATCTTTTCTAAGCCTAAAACAGGTAAGACAAGTGTATTATCAAAACTTGATAATTGTCTTATTTTAGACTTAGAAGGTGGTACTAAATACTTGGAAGCAATGAAAGTTGATGCTAAATCTGTAGATGAAATCAAACAGATTGGTAAGGCTATCAAAGATGCAGAGTATCCTTACAAGTATGTAGCAGTAGATACTATTACTGCTTTAGAAGAAATGATTGTTCCTTATGCTGAAATTCTGTATTCTAAATCACCCATGGGTAAAAATTGGTTTAATCCAGGTGGTGGTAAAGAGAAATATGGAAACATCTTAGGTATGCCTGAAGGTGCAGGTTATTTCTGGACTAGACAAGCATTTACAAAAGTTATGGATTATATCTCTACATGGGCCCCTCATGTGATCTTTGTTGGTCACGTAAAGGATACTCAGTTAGAGAAAGCCGGTGGAACTTTTAATGCACTAGATTTAGATCTAACAGGTAAACTAAAGCGTATTACTACTTCTAACTCAGATGCTATTGGTTATCTGTATAGAAAAGGTAATAAGAATATCCTAAGTTTCAAAACTAATGATGATGTGGCTTGCGGCGCAAGACCAAGTCATCTTAGTAATCAGGAAATTGTGATTTCAGAAATTGATGAGGATGGTAACTACATTACTCATTGGGATAAAGTATTCATAGATTAATAATTAAAACAAACAAAAATGGGACTAAGTACAACAGGATTAGGAAAAGAAGGTGGCACAGGATTACCTAAAACAATTTCACCAGGTAATCATACTGTAAAACTAAACAGTATTAATCTAGAAGAATTTGGATTTATTAAGGGAGCATATCATCTTATGCTGAATGTAGAAACTGAACCTATTGATGGTTTTGAAGGTTTTATGATTGATAAAGATAATCCTGAAGCAGGTCATTATGCAGGTCAAGTTGGTAGAGTAAAAGCTAGTCAATATGCATTTGCAGATGGTACTACTAAATCAGGTATTCAGATTCAGAGAGATAAATCTATCCTAATCTTCTTGCAGAACTTCTGTAAAGCTCTTGAGGTTAATTCATGGTTTGTTGATCAAGATAACAAACATGATACAATTGAAGAGTTTGTAGAGGCATTTAACAAGGAAAAACCTTTTAAAGATATTTTCTTTGATGTGTGTGTTGCCGGTAAAGAATATGAAGGCAAATCAGGGTATACTAATTATGATATGTGGTTACCCAAGTCAAGCAAGGATGGTTATGCATTTGCAGCCAAAGGCGGTAAAGTAGTACCTTTTGATGAGCAGACCCATCTTAAAAAGATGGAGGTCAATCCGGTTGAAAACTTTGGTGATGATGACTTAGATGTTCCTACAAGGAGTGCATCTGACTTTACTCTTGACTAATTAGTTTAAGGGGGAGTTGGAAACAGCTCCCTCTTTTATCTAATTTTGACAAGTATGATTTCAACAAGAATTATAGGTGGGTTAAGTGATGTGCCAAGTGAATGGATATTTGAGCACTATTTAAATCTCAGTGAAAAGCTTATTGGTCAAGATGTAAAGATGTTTTCTGTGTTTAAAACAGAGAAAACCCCTTCAATGTTTGTGTACTTTAAAGTAGAAAACAATCAGTATAGATTTAAAGATTTTTCTTCAGGTAAACAAGGTGATAAGGTTACTCTTATAATGGAGTTATTTAATCTTACATATCAGCAAGCTATTAATAAAATATGCTCTGATTATGAAAGGTACCTTAAAGACAACAGTTATCACTCTGTAAAAGAGTATACAGTAGAAGAAAAATTTAAAGTTACTGATTATGAAATGCGTCACTGGACAAACCTGGATGCAGCTTATTGGACTAAGTTTAAAATCAGTTCTAAGTTATTAGATTATTATAATGTAGCACCTCTATCTTATTTTACTATGGGTAAGATAAACACCGGTGAAAACATTGTGTTTAAAGGAAATCATATTTATGGTTATTTTAAAGATGATGGCACATTGTATAAAATCTATATGCCCAAGAATACTGATAAGAAGTTTATTAAAGTCCAAAACTATATTCAGGGCTCAGAGCAATTAACACTTGACAAACAATTTCTAGTAATTACTTCTTCACTCAAAGATCTTATGTGCTTTACAAGACTAGGATATAAGAATGCAGAAAGTATTGCTCCGGACAGTGAGAACTCTATGATTCCAGAAACAACTATCAAGAAGCTTAAAAAGAAGTATGAAAACATCTGTGTGCTTTTTGATAATGATGAGGCAGGTAAAGAAGCAGCAGAAAAATATAAAGAGAGATATGGGTTTAACTATGTGATACTCAATCTTTCTAAAGACTTATCTGATTCTGTTAAAGACCATGGAATACAAAGAGTTAAAGAGGAGTTACACGAATTATTAAGTAAAGCTTTAAAGAAATGAGTTGGATATATCAAGGAGTGGAGTTTAGAGACCACATGATACCAGAAGGTGCCGTAGGATTCATATATGAAATCTCCGGGATCATAGATGGTAAAGCTGTAAAGTATATTGGTAAAAAGAACTTCTTTGCTGATGTTAAAATCAAACTTGGTAAGAGAGCCCTGGCTATGACTACTGATAAA